ATGTTCCGAAATCAAGAGTATCGGTAGCGTTCTTGAGAATTTCTTCCCCACGAACACCTTGTCCTCTGATTGGAGCAACAGTAGTGAATGTTACTTTGTCTGATCCGCCTGCGCTAAGATCGCGTTTTTCTGTGATTGGTTTACCGCTTCCTTCGCCGCCGATGAACTTTGCAAATACGTTTTTTTCCCGAGCGTCGCGAGATACGAGCTCAGACCAAAGACGTGAACGCAAGTCAGAGTTAGGACCATCAAGGAGACCTTGATAGGAAGTGGTGTTGTTTACGAGATCCACATTGCCAGCACTTTGCGCTGCGCTGATGGGATCGGGGGATGATGGGATGCCTTTTATAGCCATTTTATTTAATTATTTGAGATTAGGATTGTTGCTCCTACTACCTCAGTGGCTGAGCTCCTCCAGGATTTCCAAGCAGAGCATAGATATCATCTTTGTTCATATTAGGAAGCTGTTGAAGTAAGCCGTCCGGGGTGATCGGGGCGTTTACAGGTTGTGCCGTAGTTCCTGTCGTCAAGACCTTCGCCTGAGTTCCCATCTGTGGTGCCTGCGGCTGAGGGGCAACGGCTTGAGGCTGTTGCGCAACGGCTGGTGCGGGCGATACTGATGCGAATTCGTTGGCGAGTAATTCAGGCCATTTTGGCGAATCAAAAACTGCGGCGTAGTCGGGGTCGGACTGAGCTTGCGAAACATAATCATCGAACTGCTTACGATAGACCGAAGCCTTATCCTGCAATGCGGGGAATCTTTCATAAACTCTGTCTCTACTCTCCATCGCTTTACTCCGATGGGTCTGATAAACTTGCTGACTCTGAGCCTCTTCCATTTGCTGTTTACGGAGAGTCAAGGTTTGCACTTCGAGTTCCTTTTTCATGATCTCACGCTGAAGACGTAATGCTTCGGTGGTCTCAAGATCCTCTGCTGCTTTCTCGACTTTTCCTTCAAGCTCCATGATAGTAGCCCGTATGTCGTCTGCTTGTTTATCAATGCCTTGAATAGGATCGGGCTCGGACGCCTCGACTTGTTCCTGGGGCTGATAAGTTGTTTGGGAAGATGGTTGAACATCCTGACCGTAAATTACACGGGAGGCGTCAGCAAAGGATCCGCTAAAGCCTTCGGATCTGTAAAGATCTATGACTTGCTGATCTAACTCGTTTCTTGGACGGATTCGTCTTTTTGCGAGTTTTTCCTCTTCTGATTCCTCCGGCTCCTGGGCTTCGGCTTCGGCTTGCGGCTCTGGGATATTATCCTCAGGCTGCTGAACTTGTTCCTCGGTCGCAGGCTCGGCGGTCTCTGGCGTTATACCTAAAGCACTTCGAATATCCTCAGTTGAGGCATTCTCAATGCTCGTTTCTTCTGTAGTTTCTTGCGGGGATTCAACCTCCGCGATAGCTGTTTCCATATCCGCACATTACCGAATGTCGCGGACGGTCGTAACCGGTTGTAAAACAACTTAGTACTTCTTTTTACCGGTTACATTACCGGGTTTTTCAATAGGAGACTCGCTCTTTTCGTTTTGCATCATTTCTAATGCACATTGTCCTTTAAAGATTTCTTTGCAGACGGTGGGAGCGATACATTTATCGCCACACATTTTCTTAGTCTTTTTTGATGTATTTTCTTTTTGCATGACTTACTAGTTTCCAGATCATATATGTACAGGTCAACAGACCGGCGGCTAACCCGACGATATCATTCCATTGACCGAGAGTGAAAGAGAGACCGGTTCCAATCATTCCGATAATAGGGGTTGTGTCATTCATGATACGAGCTCCCAAATTACGCAAAGGATTGCGATTGAAATAGTGGCAAACAGGGCTTTTCCGCGAAAGGTAAGAGTATTGATGTATTGTTTTAGTAGATTTAGATTTTTCATTTTCTGGGCGGGGGTTTAACGGGGAATGGTGGTCGAGTCATGTGTTTTATAGCTTCCTGCTTCGCACACTTTTTAACGAGAAATATTGGGATAAGGAGGTAAGCGAGAAGAACCGATCCAGCGACCATAAGAATGCTCTTTATAGAACCGGTAAATTCGTCAAATCCAGACTGATGCTCCTGAAGCCCGGAGGCTACAATGGCAGAGACATCACCTTTTGTTATGGAATCAACGAGTTCTTTCTTTTCGTCGTCCAATTCATATATTCGACCCGCAGCATATCCTGTCCCTGCTCCAAGGGCTGCGCCTCCGGGGCCACCAATTGCTCCTACAGCCGCACCTGAAATTGTTGCCGCTGGAGTAACAAAGGATCTCATCGAGCATGACGAAAAAAAACTAAGCGTTGTAACTATTAAAAGAACGGCTCTCATTAGAGAAAAAAAGGGGTCGAAGGAATGGACCTCCGACCCCTAAGGAGAATCAGTAAACCGATTAGGCTTATGCGTTTAATGCGGTATTAAAATCAGCAAGTGCTCCCAAGTTATCGGATCCAACATAAACGTCAGAAACTTTAACAGGAACTAAAGCAGCGGAGCTGTCATCAGAAGTGATGTCAGTCGAAGTTGCAGCAGCACTGGTTTTGTACATGCAGAACTTGTCTTCACCTTCGTCATAAACCATAGCAACGTTTCCGTCGTCGCTTGATCCACGTTCCATGATCAATCCAACGTCGTTTGAGTTGTTAGCACCGGAAGCTGCTCCATCATTTAAAAGCATCAAAGAGTCTTTTACCTGAGAGTTAACAGTTTCAAGGCTAGTGGTTGTACCTTGAACGGTAAGATTTCCGCTAAGGGTTAAGTTAGTTCCACCAAGATCACCGGTAAAGGTTGCTCCAGCAAGATTAGCCTTGATGCTATCAAGATTAGTAACCGCAGCCGCACGGGTTGTTGCTTCAGCAGTAACTGCTGCCTGGCGGTCGGAAACTTCAGTTGCGAGGTTAGTGGTAAGGACACCTTCAGCAGCAGCAGCACGAGTTTCTTCAGCGTCAATTTCGCCTTGAAGGGCGGTGTCAGCAGCAGCACGAGTTGAAGCCTCAGAGGAAACAGCAGATATACGAGCAGTTTCTTCGTCGCTTATTGCGGTAGCGTTTGCAGCTTCAGCAGCTCTTGCGGTAGAAGCTTCACTAGCCAAGTTAGTGGTAAGAACACCTTCAGCAGCAGTAGCACGAGCTTCTTCGTCAGAAATGTCGCTAGCGTTTGCAGCTTCAGCAGCACGAGCGGTGCTAGCTTCAGCAGTAATCGCAGATGCGTTTGCAGATTCAGCAGCTCTAGCGGTAGATGCTTCAGAGTCAATGTTAGATTGAAGAGTGGTATCAGCAGAGGAGCGTGAACTTGCTTCTGCAGCTATTGCTGCAATTCTTGAAGTTTCTTCAGCATCGACGTTGGCTTGAACGCCATCGACTTTACCTTTAACTGCGGTACCGATTTGTGAAAGAATATTTGACATAGTAATTAATTAATAGTGGTTATGAAAAATCGAAACAGAGTTATCTCGACATGTGCATCATCCCAAATAAAATGGTCTTTCTCAATCGGTTGCTACTGTTTTACATCCGGTCGCTTAGAACGGTTATGACCGTATATAAACGAATATGGGCGTAACAAAAAATCGTTATCTTTCGCCACGAATAATTCGTGAAAGGATGGATGTCTCTCCCGGTACCGTTCGCCGATGGGCTAAACAATACGGGTGGGAAAGGAAAGAAATTAATGCACGGGTCATTCGCTATAAAGCGGAGGATGTCGAAGAAAGTTTGGGGGTTTCATTCGAATGAGTTTAGTAGCAGAAATAGGCACCGCGGTTCGTTTGGTCACAGACAGCAAAAAAGGCCTCGTTCGAATAATCGATACCGAGGCCGTTATTAAAGCTAGGAGTGGTGATCCAGCGGGATCAATGGCACTAGGAACAGATACGGATAAACTGTATATGCACCTAGGCTCAGGATCCTGGGTCGTAATTAATACAACCCCCGCTTAACAGTTATACCAGTTCTTCTTGAGGTTTTGCCCAGGAAGAATCGTGATCAACAAGCTCGGAAGCTTCGAATTGATCATCGCATTTCCACATTCCTTCGGTAATAACCGGGAAGATGAACATTCCGTAAT